GCTGCCAATGCCCGGACTATCCTTCTCACGCACAGGTCATCGCCGCCGGCACCATGAGAGATTATAGCGGAAATCGCGTATTATGTCAACGTCTATCGTAGAATGGAACCAGCGTAAAATCGTCGCAGCGGTCAAAACGGAGGTCGTGGCCAACATGGAGATCGCGGCGGAGGTGGTCGAGGTGGACGCGCGGCGGCGGTTGCTGGCCATAGTAGAACCGGAGTTTGGCCGGGCCTACCGGCGCGTGCTGGCTCTGTACCGGCTGATCAGCAAAGTGGTGGTCGGGGAGAACGCGATCGAGGGCCAGATCGGGATTCCGCCGGGAAAAGAGGGTGGGGACTATGGCTTCTGGATCGAGGTGGGGAGCCACACGTATGCGGCGCAGCCGTGGCTGAGGCCGGCATTGATGGACAACTTGAAGGACATCGTCAGACTGCTGGCAGGGAGGTGAGATTATGGCAACAGAGTTGAATCAGGCGCGCGCCCAGGTCGAACGAACGCTGAAACTGTGCGATTCAGAGATGGCGGATGCGCTCATCGGTTCGCCGCAGCCGGACGAGTACGGCACACTGGTGCGAGGCACGCGTGCAGCGTACACGATGCTGTGGATGCTGGCCAGGAGCAACGGGATGAGGGAAACCCAAGCGACTTTGAAGATGGGGGCCCAAGCGATGACGATCCTGTTGACCGTCGTCCATTACGCGTATGCGTTGGGGGTCAGGCGAGGGAGGGGAGCCCCCTCACCCCAACCCTCTCCCCCGGAGGGAGAGGGAGGAGGATAGGTGGGCGCGGTCACGGAGGCGATTTACGACACGCTGGCGGGGGACGCGACACTGACGGCGATGCTGGCGAGTTACGGCGGCGAGCCGGCCATCTTCACGACCGACCCGGCTCCGGGGGACGCGGAGCTGCCGTACATCGTGAGCGCCGGCGAGGTGGCGCAGACGCCGTGGGACACGAAGACAACGCGGGGGCGGGTGGCGATCCGGGACGTGCGCTGCTACACGGATGCGACGGGCAGCGCGGTGGCGGTGGAGACGATTGCGGAGCGGGTGCGGGCGCTGTTGCACCGGCAGACGCTCGCGATTTCGGACTTTGTGTGTGTTGTAGCGGATTGCTCGGGGCCGACTGTGGCCGACGGGCAGGACGCGTACGGGCGGATCGTATCGGTCCGTCTGACGATTGAGGAGGTTTAACTATGGCTATGAACGGAACTGACGTACTGTTGTTGGTCAACACGGGGACGGCGGCTGTGCCGGTGTACGAGGCGGTCGGGAGCCAGCGGGACGTGTCGTTCGACGAGGTGACGGAGGAGATCGACGTCTCTTCGAAGGACTCGCGGGCGAAGCGGGTCTTGCCGGGGCGATACTCATCGACGCTCTCCCTCGATGCGCTCTACGTGTGGACCGACGACGGCTATCGCGCGTTGCGTGAGGCGATGCGCGATGGCGAGCTGATCCTGGTGGCGCGTGAGGATGACAGCACGACCATCGAGACGGCGGACGCGCTGATCACGTCGCTCAGCGAGTCCTTCCCCGACCAGGGCGAGGGCGCGATCAGCATCTCGATGACCATCGACGGCTTCTGGAACGAGGTTAGTTCGTGAGCGGGGCGCGCGGGGAGGCGACGATCCAGGCCGGCGAGCGCGAAGTGAACGTTCTCTTCACGAACCGGGCGCTGGCGGAGGTCGAGGGCACACTCAAACGGTCGATCATCGTCGTGGCGCAGGGGATCGCGGACGGCACCTCCGGCATCACCGAGGCCGCGCACCTGCTGCGCACCGGGATGGAGGCGGCTCGGCGCGACGCCAAGGAGAGCGGTCGGGTCAGCCTGCTGGATGCGTTCAGCGTGCTCGATGAGGCCGGATACAGCAAGGTAGTGCTGGCCGTGTCCGAGGCAATCGCTGAGGTGCTGTCGTATGGCACGGAGGGCCCGGACGCAAAAAACCCGTAGGCCGGGAGCGGCTGGATTGGCAGTCGCTCCTGGAGTCGGCGCTCAAATGCGGCGTCGGCGTGCTAGAGTTCTGGTCGCTGACGCCGTGTGAGACGTACGCGGTCATCGAGGCAACCTCCTGGCGGCTGGAGCGAGAGCACCGGCGGGACGCGTGGCTGGCCTGGCACATCGCGGCGCTATCGCGCGCCAAGCGGTTGCCGCCGTTACAACGCTTGATCGCTCCAGGCAAAGCGCGAGCATTGCAGGGCGAGGAACTGGAGCGCAGGCGGTCCGAGCACCGGGAGATCATGCAAAAGATCGACGTGGGGAAGATAAACGAGGCGAAGCGTGGGAGTTGATGCGAGCCTGGGCCGCGCGAACGTAGCGATTCGCGCGACGCTGGACCAATTGGATGGCGACCTCGCGGGGGCGAGGGGCAAGGTCGACAGCGCGGTCAGCCGGATCGTGTCCGGGGCCGGGAAAAACTTCCAGGCGCTGGGCACTGCCGCGCTGGGTGGTATCGGCGTGGCCACGGGCGCGATCACCGGCCTGGGGGCGGCGCTGGGCAAGATCACGGTGGACGCCGCGCCGGTGGAGGGTCTGAGCCAGGCGTTCGACGGGTTGGCGGAGAGCTCGGGGCGCGGGGCGGACGAGATGCTGGCGGCGCTGAAAAAGGGCAGCGCCGGGATGGTCAGCAATCGCGACCTGATGCTGTCGTTCAACCAGGCGGCGGGGTTGGTGTCCACTGATTTCGCCGTGCAATTGCCCGAGGCAATGGGGTACCTGGGCAAGGTCGCGGCGTCGACCGGCCAGGATATGGGCTTCATGCTCGATTCCTTAGTCAAAGGGGTCGGGCGTGTGTCGCCAATGATCCTGGACAACCTGGGCATCCAGGTCGCGCAGGCGGAGGCGACGGAGCGGGCGGCGGAGATGTTCGGCGTGGAGGCCGATGCACTGGATAAGGGCCAGATCCAGGCCGGCATGATGAACGTGGTGCTGGAAAAGCTGGCGGCGAACACGGCCAGCATGCCGGACATCACTGAGACGGCGGCGGCGAAGATGGCGCGGTTCAAGGCCACCATGCAGGACGCGAAGGACGAGGCTGGTCTCGCGCTGCTGCCGGCGCTGAACAACCTGATGGGAGCGGGCTCAAAACTGGCAGAGGTCGTGTTGCCGCCGCTCGCCGATTTCCTCGAAAACACACTGGCCCCCGCCGTCGTCGCCGTGACAGGCGTCGTCAATGATTTCTTCTGGCTCCTGGGAACAGGTGATACTCCCCTGGAGGCGCTGCGCGGTGCTTTGGAGATGGCCTTCGGCGAGGGTGTCACGTCGCGGATCTTTGACGTGGTGAATACGATCGCCGAATTCGGCCAGCGCCTCTCCGAGTATCTCGCGCCGGTGATGGAGTGGATCAGCGAGAACGTGGAGTTGCAGGACGTGCTGATCGCGCTGGGGGCGGCGATTGCAGCGGTGGTACTGCCGGCGCTGTGGAGCGTGATCACGGCGGCGGCTCCCGTCATTGCCGTGTTCATCGCGGCGGTGGCGATCGTCGCGGCGCTGCGTGCAGCGTGGGAGAGTGATTTTCTCGGCCTGCGCACGTTCGTGCTGGACACGCTGGAGAAAATCACCGCCTGGTGGGCCGAACACGGCGACGCGATCATGGCGAAGGCGCGCGAGATCTGGGAGACGGCGCTCGAGGTGTTTAGCTGGTTCGGCGCTCAGTTCGCCGGCATTTTCCAGGCATTCAAACTCGCCTTCGAGGGCGACTGGCGCGGCTTTGGGGAAAAGCTGCGCCAGGTGTGGGACGAGATCTGGGCCAAGATCAGGGCGATCGGCGAAATCGCTTGGGACGCGATCAGGAACTTTTTCAACAACACCGACTGGGGAGCTGTTGGCAGAGGCATCCTGGAGGGCGTGGCGCGCGGGATCACGCGCGGTACGGACATCATCCGCGACGCGGCGCGCGACGCGGCGCGGGCGGCGTTGGAGGCGGCGATGGGCTTTTTGGGCATCGGTTCCCCATCACGCGAGGCGATGGAACAAATCGGGCTGCCGTTCATCCAGGGCATCGGGGCAGGGATGGAGTACGCTTTGCCGAGCCTGGTGGCCACCGCTGAGGATACGAGCGCGCGAATGCTGGCCGCAACGTCGACGGAGGCGGTGGACGTTGGCACGGCGGGCGGCGGGGCCGGCTACCAGATCAACAATTATTTCGGCGCGGACAGCGTGCGCAGCGAAGAGGACATCTACCGGCTGACGGAGGAGATCGACCGCACGCTGAGCCTGCGCGGCTTGCAGAAGGTGGTGGCATAAGATGGCCGAAACACTGACGATCGGGGGGGTGGACCGGAGCGCGAATCTATACCGGGATTCGCTCCGGATCGAGCAGGCGGCGGGTGAATTTACCGCCGTTTGCTCGTTCAAGCTGAACGACCTAGATTCCACGCTCAACATCCAGACGCGCGACGCGGTGACCGTGACCGACAACGGCACCACGCTGTTCGCCGGCGAGGTCGTGGACATCGACTATGACCTGCTGTCGCTGGCCCTGCCCGGCCGCCGGATGTCGATCCGGTGCCAGGATTACAACATCCTGGTCGAGGAGGCGGTGATCGACGGCGAGGAAGCCTACGACAGCCAGACCGACAAGGCAATCATCAACGACCTGTTCGACAGCTACCGGGACGACATCAACGCGACGACGCGCGTGAGCGAGCTGCAGGCCAACATGACGATTTCGTTCCAGGACGTGACACTGCGCCAGGCGCTGAGCGACATCTGCAGCAGAACCGGCGGTCGGTGGTATGTCGATGAGGCGAAGGCGCTGCACTATTTCGCCGCCGAGGAGAACGAGGCTGCCTGGTGGCTATCCGACAGCCCGGACGAGGTGGAATCGTTCCCGTACCAGAGCCTCAAGGAGCGGCTCTCGGCCAGTACGATCGTCAACCGTGTGCTGGTCGTCGGCAAGGAGGTGCGGACCTGGTACGAGGATGCGGACAGCGTGGATGCATACGGCGAGCGTCCGACGGTGGTGACCGACAACCGCATCACGACGCAGGCCGGCCTGGATACCAGGGGGGCGGCGCTCCTGGAAAAGTGGGCCAATCCGCGCGTGGCGTACGACGTCGTGACCCGCAAGGTGGGCCTGCGGGCTGGGATGGACGTGCGGCTGATATGTGGGGCCTGGACGATCGACGAGACGCTGACCGTGCGCCGGCTGACGATCTACTGGCGCGGCGAGCACCGGTTCTACGCGCTGGAGATCGGGGAAGGCATCGCCACGGCGCTGACGACGGGGCGCGTCTGGCTGGAGCGCCTCGGGCAGGCCGAAGGCGCCATCTCCTCGATCGACGACACGATATTCGACACGGTTGCACCGGCAGCGCCAAACCCGCTTGGGGCCGGCAACATATTCACCGGAACAG